GGTCGAGAAACGCCACTCAGATAGTCCCCGGAGGGATGATGCGATTGAACCGCAGCCCGCGATTTGCCTTCGTCGACGCAGCCTTCGCCGCGAGGTACTTGTCGGCGGCGATCTGCTGCTCGATGTCCTGGCTCTCGACCTCGCCCGCGTCGGTGCGGACGCGCTTCGGGCCTTGGGCTGTGCTCTTGATTGCGTCGCGGATTTCTTCGCTCATACCAGCGACGGTAGACGCCAGTAGGGGGCAGACCGTAGGGGGTGTAGCTTCAGACCAGCGACCACTCCCCGTCTCGTCGCTCGTAGAGGCTGACCTCCACCGCACCCAGCCGCCGAGCGATGTCGGCCGTCACGGGCGAGAAGACAGCGAGCTCCTCCGCGCCGTCGATCACGCCAGCACCCAAGAGAAACGCCGATAGCGCCGTGGCTATGCCACGCCCACGGTGCCGCTCGCCTGTGAACATCTCTAGCGTCTGGTGGTTATTCCAGGCGTGCGAGCACGCCCACCCGAGCAAGGCTCCGTCCTCGTGCCACAAGGCAATCGGCGTATCCGACGAGCCATTGCCGTCGAGAACTCGACGCACTTCGAGATTGAAGTCGCTCCCCGGCTTCGTCAGTCGGTAGCAGATGGCGAGAGCGTCCTGGGGCTCCATGCCGTCAACGGTCGTGAGGATGATGCTTGGCATCCTCACAGCATGGCAACGCTGTCAAGTTCCGAGCTTCTTGAGCGTGATGATCTTCTTGCCGCCCGGCCCGCTGGGGAGAGACGCCTTCTTGCGCTGCCGCCCGCCCGCCTCCGTCGCAATCGGGTGGACGCCCGCAATCGACGCCGCGACCGCAGAGCCGACGAGGCAGTCGAGCCAGTGGTTGTCACGGCCCGCCATCTTCCACTCATCGACCACCCGGCCACGGGCCTCGGTCCTCACCGGGTATTCGCTCGTCAGGTGCTCGAATAGGAGGTCGTGCTGCCCGGCGTGGAACGCGATCGCCTCGGGGTCGCCCATCTGCAACCGCAGGCGAGCCGCGACGAAGGTCTTGTAGAAGTTCGTGTCGTACAGGCATGACCGCTGCCCCTCGGAAATCTGCCCGACCTTCCAGTTGAGCCCGATGCGGTCGCCTCGGCTTTTCTTCTCGCCGATGGGCTGGCTCGACGCGCCGATGCCTTTGCCGTGGCTCGGCAGGATCGCCCCCGCAAACGCTGACCGCCGGCAGAATGTTCGGATCGTCCCGGTGCTCTGCCCCCAGTTGGCGTCGATGAGCATCTGCGTGATTCGCATCGCCGCCCCGTCCTCGCGTTTCCAGTCGCGGCCCATGAGCATTTGCGCGACCGACTCCAGACCGGCATGTAGCGATGCCTCGAAGCCAGCCCCCTTCGCCGCCTGGGAGAGCGTCCGCTTCGCGTGCTTGGCTTCAAAGAACGACGACGCCTGGTCAGGGAAGGTGCCGTAGGCCACCACATGCCCGCCGAACGACTGATTCCACGAGGCGACGAGCCAGAAGAGGAGCCGCTCCTGCACGTCGACAAACGCCGTTAGCGTCTGGTGGTCGAGCGGGATTTTCCCGCGCTCCAATGTCGTGGCCCGCAGGGCGAGGCTCCGCTTGTCGAGCTTGTCGCTCGCAATGTCGTCGGCGATCGGCGTGTTTTGGTACTCAGCCAAAAACGCCGACTCGCCACGGTCGATCCGCAGATTCCATGCGTGCTGGATAGCGGAGAGCTCGTCTTCGTTCTTTCGCTCGGGCCACGCCACGCGAGCGCCGGCGTCCATCGCCGTTTGGTTCTGCCGGTAGTGGTCGTCTGCCGCCCCGGTGCCGGTCCCGTTCCGCTGGCCCTCGCGCCGCAACTCTGCGTACTGGCTCCAGAGATCCTCTGCGGTCGGCCACTCGTAGACGAGCTTCGTCCGCTCGCCCTGCCACGACGGATGCTTCGCCCGGTCGAGTAGTCGGTCGGCCAGGTCGTCGGGGCGGATGACCGTGATCGTGGCGAGACCGCTGATCTTCGCCCCCGGCCCGGCGAGGCCAAGGATCGCACCGGAGAGGATCCGCTCGCGCGTGGCGCACTGCGACGGCGACCCGGCTGACTCGTCGGTCTGCGGATCGTCGATCAGCACCAGAGACGGGCGGACGGTCTTCCCATCGGCCCGAATGTGCTGGGCTCCTCGGATGCGGCCCGTGATGCCAGCGACACGCACCGCAGCCCCAGCGGACGACGCGCCGGGGATCCAGGCCAGCGTGATCTGGTCGGCGGTCCATTCCAGTTGCGTCGGGTTGCCCTCGTAGGTCTGCCCCTTCGCCCGCTGGCTGATTCGCTCCAGAGCCCGAATCGGGCAGCAGGCTGCCGGGAAATCCTCCAAGAGCAGGTCGTTGGTTTCGAGATGCACCTTGATCACGTCGAGCATCTGGCACGCGATCGCCTGGTCAGCACCCACGAGCATCACAAACGGGCGATGCCCGCAGAGAACCGACCACAGGCAGGCCCAGATACACAGGGTCGACTTGCCAGACCCACGCGGCATCGCGAACGCGAAGAGCTCGCCACGGAGAACCGCCCCCTCGATCTTGCTGATAGCCGTCAGATGATCCGCAGACCACGCCAGCGGGAACGACTCTGCGCCGTAGGTCTCGCAGAATGAGCGGAAGTTTCGCTCGCAGGCCGCGCGCCGCTTGGCGTCCACGACCGGCGGGATCTCGCCAATGTCGCGGGCAGTCGACGTGATCGCCCGCGAACGCTTGCCCGCGTCTGCCTTCTGCTTGTCGTAACGCTGGCGGGCCTTGCTGTCGCGTTGGTTTTGGGTAGACGTGCGTTTCATGCGGGAAAAACCCGTCGATTCAGCCGCAGCGTGCGGAAAAGGCTTGTTTTCTAGGGCGACTGAAAAGCCGACCCGCCAAAGTGGTCAAAAACAGTGTGAAAATAGGGTGGCTCGCCGTGGAGGCTTCCCTGCATTCTTGCCGGGAGAACCTATACCCCACCCCCCCTGTCGGGGGTAGTGTAGCATTTTGCAAAAAACGCTGTTTTTCCCGTGTTTTTCGCATGTTTTCGGTGTTTTTGTGCGTTTTCCTCGGGAAATACGCATGTTTTTCGTTGCGTTCGCTTTTGCCTATTTTCGTGGGCTTTTTCGCATATCGCATGCGTTTCGCCCTTGTTTTCTAGGGCTTTCCGCACTTCACGCTCACGATTGTCAGCGAATCGTCTCCAAATGCTTTCTCGACAGTCAACCGCTTCACGTTCGTGTCATCGCCCATGACCTCTTGCAACGAATCGAGCACGGCTTTTGCAATGTTGTCTACGTCTGGCCGTGGCAGCCTTGGTGCTGTTGACTTCACGCCCTTCTTCGTCAGATGCGATTTCGGACGCTTGAACGTCGCCTCAATGAAGACCTCCACGGGTCCGTGCTGTGGCGTTAGGCCCGCTCTCATCGCCTCCAGTGCGATCTGCTTGCGGTAGGCGTGAACTGGGTGCTTCGCTGGCACATAGGCACGGGCGAACCCGGCCCGAGTCGAGACGCGCGGCCTCGGCTGCGGGACGGGCTCGCCCTGTACGACAAACGTGATCACTCGTAGCGGATCACCGCGAACCACGCGCGCTTCACGGGCGACCACGCAACGCCCTTCTCGACGATCCTGTAGCGTCCGTAGAAGCAACAGTTCCGCTCTGCCGCCTGTGGCGTCGGTCCCACACCGATACCCTCTCGTCGACCGCCAGAGCGTCCGCAGTGACGCAGGATGCCCGTGCGAGCCATCGTCTCTGCGTCTTGCTGGGCCGTCGTGATCGTCGTGGTGACGACGAACTGGTCAGCCATGCCAACGCTTCCGCAAATCATCGCAACCGCCAGGAAAAAACTTCTCATCCGTGAGCCTCCTTCAGGGGTGGGGGTCTTTTTCCGCTCGCCATCATCGTTTGGCCGTCAAGCCTCAGACCGCTTCGATGCAAAGTGCTTTCGTCGCACTTCCCGCTTGCGGGCTCGAATCTCTTCTGGAGTCGGGTCGACGTATCGCCTTCGGTATTTGCAGTCGCGGTCTGGGATGCCCAGCATTCGCCGCATGGCGTGCATTTTCGTCCGGTGGACGCCGATGCGCGCAGCGATCTCGTCTGCTGGCGCACCGGCGGTCCACATCGTCCGAATGATTTCCTCGTCGGTCATGCGTCCTTCGCCAGAGGCATGATGACCGTCCGAATCCCTTCACCGGCCCGAAGGATCACGGCGCTCTCGCCGTCCTTCGCCTCAATCGTGATCGTCTCGGCCGGGTCGATGGATCCGCAGCGGAGCCAGCCGAGCACGAAGCGTGGGTCGAGCTTCACCGTGCAGGCGTGGCCCGCCTCCACCAGGTCGCACGTCGCGGAGGACTCCCCGTATTCAGCCGACCGAGCCGAGAGGAAAATACCGTCCTTCGTGAACGTGAATTCCGTACCCTTCGACGCCTCACTCGCGCAGATGCTCGCCATCTCGCAGGCGTGAGCCAGAGCACCAGCCACGACGAGCGACGGTGTCACGCCGTGATCGACCTCCACGTCTCGCCAACGTGGGAATCGCCCTTCGATGAGCCTGGAGCGGACGATCGTCGCGTCCACAGTGGCGACGAGCTCGCGCCCCGTGGTTTCCAGTTGCACCGCCTCGGCCCCCTTGGCGAGCCTGACGAGCGTGTCGACCGCAGAGCGAGGGGCAAGCGTCTGCGAGTCGTCGCAGTCTTGCTCAATCTCGCACGACGCGGCGCACAGACGCCGGCCGTCAGTGCCGACGAACGTCAACGTCCCGTATGGCTCCTCTTTGTCCTTCGGGCGTGAGAACTCCATCAGCACGGCCCCCAGAGCGAAGCGGCTCGAATCGTTGTCGGTCGCACCCTTCACCGTGGACATCAGCGACACGAACTGATCGGCGGGGAGGCGAGCGATCGACCTGGACGCCGCATAGTCGCCGGGGGGGTATTCTTTCGCATCCTCAACCGGGAGCCGCCAGGTGCCGCTGCCGCCCTGAACAACGCAGCACGAACCGTCGACCGTCAGCGTCACCTCGTCGGAGCCGACGAGGCTGTTGACGATGGACGAGAGCCGCTGGAAAGGCAGCAGGATCGCCTCCTTCGCCCCTTCGAGCGGAGCGGTGATCCGCGTTTCGAGATCCGTCGCCGTGATCGTGCCGTCAGCGATCAGCACGTTGGCGAGAATCGGCTTCGGGCTTCGCGTCGGCACTGCGGCCGCAACCGCTCGCAGCCCGGCAGCGAGGTCGCTCGCCGCCAACTGTATGCCACCACTCTGGGTCTTTCGTCGGGTCTTTGTCGCTGTCGTCATTGCTCGCATCCTTTCGAGTGATTTTCAAACCAACCAACAGCCCAGCGGCGAACGTCACCGCCTGGGCCATGCCGAAAAACGAGAGGGCCGTGATGTCGTGGATCGTCATCGGGCCGCCTCTAAGCGTTCGAGTTTGAGCTCCAGACGCTCAATGGCTTGAGCGAGCCGGAATTGCTGCTTGTGCATCTTGCGAATCGTGTCCGCGCTCATTTCGTGGATGAGGCGACTGTTGTCGTCGATGTCATCCATCCACGCTTGGAGCGCCGCCATGTCGGCGACGATGAGGGCGGGCGGCAGTTTGTATGGGGCGTCGCTCATCGCTCACCCCCAATCGGGCGAATGGTGCGAGCCTGGCGCTCGGTGCGGACGATCCAACCGCGCCGCTCTAGCGTCTTCAGGTGGCACTCCACGCCGTTGTTTGAGGCGATGTCGAGAAGCCCGCAAAGCTCGCGGACGGTCGGGGCGTATCCATGCGCGTCGATGTAGTCGACGATGGCGTCGTAGACGCGGCGCGCGGCGTCGGTGATCGGCTCGGGGGCGGTGGGGGCTTTGGTGGTCATGTGTTCTCTTCCTTGAGTTTCACGGCTGATGCAATCGCTGCGACCTCCTTCGGTCGCCTGTAGGGGGCGGTCTGGTACTGGTCTTTCCATGCGACTGGGGCAGGCTTCTCGTCGGCCTGCCCGAAGCCGCGATGTTTCTTGGCGTTGTCGAACTCACCCGCCAGGATGCGGTCGACAAACTCGAAGAACTTGGTCACGGCCAGCGGGTTCTCGAAGAACTTGCAGGCGGGCAGGCGGGCCATCGCCTGCCGAGCACGCTCAAGCCAGCCGGGCGACGCCGCTAGGTCTACCCAGCCAGCCGGTGCCATAAGCGGCGTCCACTTGGCTGCCCGCTCGGTGGCGTTCCAGACAGCTAGGAAGCGGTCCCACTCATCGGCTGCCCAGCCTTGATGCCCGAAGTCTTCGCCTGCGTCTCGCGTGCGGTGTGTGTGTATTTCTTCCCGAAGGGAAGGTGGTGGTGGTGGTGGTGGTGGATGGATAACGCTGCGTTGACGATTGCTCTGCGTTTGCTCAACGGTTGGTCTGCGTTTGCCCTGCGTTTGCTCTGCGTTTGCTGCCTTTGCCGCAGCCGCCTTCCTAGCCGCCTCGACACGCTTTTCCTTCAGTTCAATGGCCTTGCCACGGTGGGCCTCAAGCCTCTCGTTCCTCCGCTGGCCGTCGTCGCCGACTGGAAACTTGCCTTCGAGCATCGGCCAGACATCGCCAACGCCAGGGGAGAGCCGCTCAATCTCTTGGAGCCCGGCAGGCAGGCCGTCCCGGTCCCACTGGATCATCAGCAGGGTGAGGTAATGCCCCTTCTCCTCGGCGGTCCAGCCCAGCGTGGAAGCCAGGAAGTCCCTGACGTAGAGCGGCATGTAGATGTCTACTCGCATTTCACCGGCCATGTGTTTGCTCCTTAGACGGCCACTTCCTTGCGGATCGCGTCAACGGTCATTGAACGCACGACAGAGCGGGCTCGCGACAGATCGTCTGTCGTGAACGCTTCAAAATCAGCCATCCTTGCGATGCCGAGTTTGTGCAGAAGTATTCGGTCGGAGTCCTCGCTCGGCATGTTCATGTGCTTCGCGAACGACCGCATTTCTGCTTCTAGGTTCAACAGCATCTGCGACCGGCTTGCCGCGCGTTGCAGGACTTCGCTGTTGCCGTAGACGTTCATTTCCTTCGCAGTAGCGAGATACAGCCCAAGACGAACCTCGTCTCCCGATCTCCTTCGTTGCTCCAACACCCTTTTCCCCCATCCAATCCACTGCTCCGGCACCTGACAGCCCTCGGCTGCGCCTCCCTGCAAACACGCGTCGTCGATAAATGCCTCGACGACGCGAGGGTTCCCCTGCTGTAGCTGGCACGCATCCTGCGGAGGCAGATTGGCGGCTGGCCTGTCGATTGTGCCTTTCCGAACCGCGTCCTCGATGGCCTGCGCAAACTCGACGTGAAACGAAGTTCGCGGCAACACGATCCGACCGTGCTCGTCGTCGCTGCCTCCGGTGGTCGTTCGCATGACCCTTCCGACAAGTTGTCTAAACAGCGACTCAGACTGAATACAGCGGAAAAGGCACAGGACCATTAGCCAGGGGATGTTTACCCCTTCAGCGATCATGTTGATCGCCGCTATCCACTGAGCCATAGAGTCGCCGCGAAAATGTCGTATCAAATCGCCAGCGTCCGGCTTGTCGCACGTTACGACGATCGGCTTTTGAGACGCACCGCCAGCTCGCATCCATGCATTTGCCGTTCGCTCGACAAGTTGAACTTCGTTGCAGTCTTTGTCGCGGCCTGCCTCGCACACGATCAAACCCTTGCCCATCGCAGTACGCGCGTTCTCGCGGATGGATCGCAAGTGCTCAATGCCATGCTGGTAGATCGGCGACCACAACTCTCGGTCCGGCATCAGAAGCTTCCGCGCAACGCTAGACTGAAGGTCGCGAGGCACTTTCTCTAAACTGTCGGCAACCCTTTCAATCGTTTTGCCGTCTCGCCGCTCAAACCAAATGATCGGCGACCCTGGCTGGGCATCAACAAAGCGAAAAGAGACGGGCCGGCAAATGCGGTCGCGAATCCCCTCTCGCATGGTGTGGGAAACGTCGGCAATCGGAATTCCGAGCGTCCCATAAGGAACAATCGCGATCTTTTGCTCGTCCTCGCGAAAAGGCGTTCCGCTCAGCACGACAGATAGTTCAGCCTCTTCCTCTAGGCTCGCGACGGCCCCCCAGCTTGCGACGACGGACGTGTGGTGGATTTCGTCGAAGATAAAACAGCACGACCAGTTTTTCTTTCGCCAGTGCTGGATCGCGCGCAAGACGTTCTTGGCGTTTCTCCCAGTCAATGCCGCGTAGGTCACGATGATGTAGTCGTCGGACGGCGGCTCCAAGACCCTGCTGGCGTTAGGAAGCAACTGCCTTGAAATCGTCGCGCCAGGATCAAACGCCCGAATCTCGTCGGCGTAGCCGTCGCCGATGTTGAGTTTCGGCACGACAATGATTGTCGTGTCAGTGTTGCGCTTGCGTCGGACGAGACTCGCGATAACGATTGAAAACAACGTCTTGCCAGCGGCCATGACGACCTCTGCAAAAACGACTTTGGATCCGTCGCGTATTTTTTTGGCTACGGTAAAAAGCCCGCGAATCTGCCACTTGTAACGCGGATCACACCGACCCCTAAACTCCTTGATTTGGGGCCACAACTGCTGGTCGTGCCGGACGCTGTGACAGTCGCCGCACACGGCAACCTCGTTTGTTTTGTCCGTCTGACCTCCACCGGCGTGCTCAATGACGTGGTGGCCAAAAGCTTGATTAACCGCCGTTCCGATTTCGCAGCCGCAATCGTGACACAAGCCGTCTTGTCGCTGAACAATCTCGATCAACTCCGACTGAGAGAGTTGCCGCTTTGATTCCTTCATGCGTTCACCAATCCTTTCTCGATTTTGCCAAGCCCGGCTGACCTCACCATCTCGCGAAATGCCTTGCGCTGCGCCTTCGTCATGCGGTTCCACGCCTGCCTAGCCTCACGCACCGGATCGTGCCGATCAGGCACGATGCCAGCAGCGCGAGCAGCAGCGTTTACGGTTCTGTGCTCGCCGTTCTGGTAGGCGGCCCAGACCTTCGGGAAGTCACGCTGAAGGCGGTCGGCTAGGCCGGCGACGCTTGACGTGTTTGGCTTGCTGCCAACCACAACATCGGCGCCTTTTTTGTGCTTAACCGCCTCCCGTTCGCGAGCTGCGTCCGACTTGCTCCGGCCAACGCTGCCACCAAGAAACTTGATCGCCGGCCTGTTTCGGTCGAACTGGATCAACCGCGAAACGATTGCGTCCACGCTGGCCGCCCCGTCGTCGGTGTTGAAGCCCAAGCCAGGCGGGTTCCTGTAGGCCGCGTACTCGCGGAATGTCTTGAACTTGCTGCCGTCCGCGCGCGTCGCCTTTTTCCACCCACCTGGACCTTCGTAGTCGTGAAGCTGCTCGATCGCGCTAGCCAACTCCTTGGCAGACACAATTCCGCTTTGAGCCATCCGAAACGCACGCTCGCGAAGAGCGTCAACATCAACCTTTGTTGCCATGATTGCTGTCCCTTTCAAAAAAGAATCTGACCCTATTTGTCCAGCGCTTTCCGAACAGTTCGATACTCAACGCTTCTGCCAATGTTTGATATGGGTCGCGATCAACTGACGATGGACGATGCGCCTCATCCAAAACATGAGCCCACGCCGCATCGTCTTCTGGGTTGTCGTGCCAGTAAGCCCAATCAGAATCAGGGCCAAACTCGTCACGGTCTCCCTCACCGTCTTTCGCATCGCTCAATTCTTGACCCTCCACACATCCGCATTCCGTCCGCTCGCGGTCTTCCTGGTGCCACCCGTGACGATGAGCCCGCGTCGTGCAAGCTCGATCCGCCGTGGCCTCTGCGTTGACGGGTTCATGCCGAGTCGCTTCTGCATCTCCTCGTCGGTCAGCCCTTCGGGCGTCGCCTGTAGCAGTTCGAGCACGCGCCGCTGCATGGCGTTGAGCGTCGCCGGCCCGAGCGATTCGGCAGCCTGGGCCGAGGTCATCGAGCCGTTGACGCTTGGGGCTCGCTGGGTGAACAGCGGGCCTGCGGTCTGCGTTTCGCTCCAATAGTCCGACATAAAACCTCCGTGTATTGGCCCCGTCTGGTGGGGCAGACCGTCGAGTCACGCCCCTGGAGATGTCGCGTTGTTTCGGGTCGCCTCGGCTGCGGTGGTTTCAGACTCCCGCTGCTGGTCGCTGCCGTCTTCCGGCTCTGAGGCTGCGACTGCCTCGGGTGGTGTCCATTCGCTCGCGTCGACGATCGCCTTGATGCCGCTGCACCAGGCGTGAGCGACGACCAGGTCTTCCAGCAGCCCACGGGCCGACACTTCCCGGCAGAGCCGCGACAGCACCGAGAGAAGACGCGTGGCGTTGGCCCGCGCCTGCTCGTCGGTGACAGTCGGCAGCGGCTTCATCTCGCGGCCCTTCTTCGGGAGACCGTTTGAGATGAACCGGATCGGCCGCTTGTCGAGGCGGGCCTCAAACTCGTTCCACTCGCGCGTAGTGGGCGGGTGCCCCTCGTTGATGCCCCGAATGCGGATGGACTGCATGGAATCCTTCATCGGGCCTGCGCCTCCGCTTCGACCTCGTTGCCGTCGAAGTGCTCGACGCCGTTGTCAATCGCATTCGCCTTGTCGAGGATCGACTTGGCGAGCTCGTCCCGCTCGAACTTGGTGAGCGAGCCCTCGCCGAATCGCTCCTCCACCTTGCGGCGGATGTCGTCGAGGCGGTCAACGGTCGTCGCCCTGGCGATCGAACGCTCGGCCTTCTCGTAGACGCTTGCCTCGGGGGCCGAAGCGGCCGGCGACTGTGCCACTTGGGCGGTGGCTTTTGCAGGCTCTTGCGCACGAGCCACAGTCGCCGGGGCTTCGGGGTAGTCCTGGGCTTCCTCGGCCGTCACCAAGCCCTTAAGAACGTCGGCGAACGCATCACGCAAGGCGAAGCCCCGCGCCCGCATCTGGAGCATCCGCTTCGGGTATTGGCTCCACGGCCCGGTCTTGCCCCAAAGCGACGCCTTCTTCGCGTCTGCCACCGTGAACCGCACGACCGTTGCGGACGGGTATCCGCGACGCTTGGCCGTGCATGTGGCGACCATCTGCTCGCCGTCCCCCTCGACCGACTCCGTGACGTATTCGCAGACGTGGCTGGCCTTCACCAGAGCCATCGCCGCGTCTCCGTAGACGGCGGGGCGACCGTTGACGACCGCGATCGACTGCAAGGCTTGGAGCGGGGCAAGCCCGATCTCGGCTCCGCACTGAATCGCCAACATGCAACTCGCAGGCTTGCCCTTAAAATCCTTGGGGGCGAATTCAGAGTTGGCTACCGTCTCGCCAAACTTCATCGCATCGCTGAACGATTGCAGAGCCAAGCCACGAGGCTGCGTCTGCGTTGAAATCTCCGTGCTCATCTGTCGATGTCCTTTCGTGTTTGCGTCCTGAAAACAGCCGCTTCCCCGTCCTGGCTCGGCGGCAATCAACCTCCTGCACCCGGATCCTCCGGGGGTTTCCTAGTGCGTTACGTCCTTGGCGGAGACCGCCAGCCAGCCGCCGTCGATTTCTATTGAGAGCCGGTCGCCGTCGATGGCCCAGATGCGACCGCTCCACTGCTTGCCGCCCGAGGTGCCGCTGACGAAATCGCCGATGGCGAAATGCGTCTGGCGAGGGGCGGGCGTCTGGTCGGAGAGGTAGGTCGCGGCGGCGAGATACTCGTTGTCGTGGGCGTTCATTCGAGGGGTTCTCCTTAGTTTCGGGGGTAATGTACGGGCGTTCCGGTAGTAGTCAAGCGTCCAGGTATCAAGTTGTCGGGGAGTGAAAAGTTTGTTCAGGGATGCGAGTTAAGTAGTTTCGGCCGATCCGTGCATATGTATACGGCGATCATTGCATATCGTCAACCAAGTATCCCGATCATCGTGAGCACGAGCGAGATCGAGTCGTGGACGAAGCGGGCGAGCTGCGTGTCGTGGCCGAGGTCTTGGCCCAGGCGGACCAGCACCATCGACTCCAAGGCTCGGTCCCAGTTGATGCGTTTCATGTTTGCCCTCCTTGGTTTGAAAGTGCCACCCATTTTGCGGCTGTCGGCGGGCTGGGTGGCCCCACCTTGTGGTCCACTAGCGAATGATGGCTTCAAGCCAATCGTTTAGGGCGGCCTCGCAACTGACTCCATGCTTCATGGCGTGGCGAACCTTAGTCATCGGCATCTGAAGGCGACCGGCAAGTTCGCGAACCGAGACGTTGTAGCGAGCCATCTTCTGCTTGATGATCAAGGCACCCATCGTTTCGTCTCCCAGTTCTCGGCCGCGAGTCTCATTCGCTCGCATGCCCAAATCATATCGGCAGATCGTTGCATATGCAATAGGGGGAAATGCCGGGGAAAACGAGATTTTCCGAAAATTCTTCAGCCGCCCTTGGTCTTCTTGGCGGGTCGTGAGGACTTTGCGGCCCGCTTGGCTGGCTTGCTGGCCTGCCCTGCTTCGGCTTCGTCCTGCCCGCTTCGATCCCGACCTCGCGGGAAACCGACGCCGGCTGGACGTGCCGCCTCTTCCTCAAGGAACTTAGCCACGCTCTTTCGCTGGATCATCCAGCCGTGGCCTGGGATCAGCGTTCCCGCCAGCCGCTTTCCCTCGGGGCGAGGCTTGTCCTCGTCGTAGACAAGGCGGGTGACGGTGCTCGGGGCGCGAGCGCCGATTTCCTTCATCACCTGCCGAACGGTTATGTAGCCCGCAAACGGGTTCGCCATCGCAATCATGCCCTCATCGTATCGTCGGGATCGTGCAAATCAAGTTTGACCAAGGCGCTTGCCTTGGACGCCGGCCCGGCCCTAAAGTTGGGTGACGGGCAAATGTCTAGTGGAGGCGAGGGGAGTTGGACTGTTGTACAGTACTGGGTATAACGGCCATCCAAACGGGAGAGGCACCATGCAGACGATGACTTTGAAGGAGCTTTTCGAGCGGTACGTCACGCTGCGGAATCTCAAGGGCAACACGGCGTCGCTTTACACGCAGTTGGGCGACAGGCTGACGAACTTTCTCGGTCACGAGCCGACGCTTGCGGACCTCGACGACCTCGTGATCGCGAGATACCTGCGCTGGCGGGCCACAACGCCTGGCTACAAGGGGCGGGTGCCATCGGCCGCGAGTGTCCAGAAGGACAAGGTGATGCTACAGGCGGCGTGGAACCTCGCCGCCCGCAAGCGTTGGGCGGCTGACTTCCCCGAGCTCCCGAAGATCCGCGTTCCGGCGAGGCTGCCTACAGGGCGGGCCTACACGTCGGAGGACGTGGCGAAACTCATCGTGAGGGCGAAGCGTCGGCAAGGCTCGGTCGGCGGGAAGCGTGCCGCCTGGTGGTGGCCGACTCTGATTTACACGGCGTACTGCACTGGCGAGCGATTTACCGCCCTTACGTCGCTCCGCTGGGGGCAGGTCGACCTAGACAGGCGGCGCGTCGTCTTCCTTGGCGAGACTCGCAAGGGATCGACCCGCGACATCGAGCGTGAGATCACGGAAGACCTTGCCGAGATGCTGCGGCGCGAGAAAGGCTCGCCTGACGCTCTGGTGTGGCCCTGGGACCGCAAGTCACGCAGCCAATGGGCCAGCCTACGTCTGCTCTGCCGCCTGGCAGGCGTGAAATACAGAGGCTTCCACGGCTTCCGGCGGACGGCGGCGTCTTATGCCGCGCTGGCTGGCGGACGGGCAGCCGCAACGCACCTGCTCGATCACGCAGACCCGAACCTCCAGAAGATCTACGTCGATCCGACGATCTGCCCCGAGGAAGAGATCAGCCTGAGCGCGTTGCCCAAGCTAGACCTTGACCAGAATCGTCAAGGCGAATGACGGCGGCGAGGCGGCCGGGAAAGGACGAAACCGACCGCCTCGCGACGCGCCGTCAGCCGATCTTTGCATCTGCGTCAACGAAGATGCTTTGCCCCCGCCTAGCCCTAGCCTCCATTTCAAGCACCTTCGCTCTGGTGCCGGGGAGCGCTGCCGTCTTGGGGGCTGCGTCCATTGCCGCCTGAACCTCAGCGACGATAGCGTCGGCCTCGTCTCGAATCAGCATGGAGGCGTCGTGGATGAGCGTCTGGTCGCAGCGGGCGGCGCGGGCCGCGTAGGTCTCGCCCTCTAGTGACTGCCCGCCTGCCGTCTCAGGATGAGCGAAGAGCCGGACGGTATATCTCGCGTGTGCGTGGATTCGCGTCAGCCGGGTCAGCCAGTCGCGGACCTTCACCGGGACCGATCTTCGGATCGTCTCCTTTTCGGCGGGCGGCTTTTTTCTTGGCTTTGCGTTTGGGCATGGAGCGGCCCTCGGTTTGTCCTGCCCGAAAAATGTCCGCTGTACGTCAGACATGATGGCGGGCGATTTTCGCTTAGGCGTCAAGCGGCGCGGGGATTGTGCCGCACGATGGCGATCACGGCTCGGATGCCGATGCGGGCCTCGGGGCAACTGAACCAGAGGTTCGCAAACTCGACGACGCAGGCTCGGAGCACCAGGTCGAGGGCAGCCTCGTGGCTCGGCTTGCAGCCCCAGCGGGCCTCGATGTTTTCCCTGACCTTCGCGGTCGTGACGGCGATCGCGTCGAGCACGTCGTCAGCCGCCCTGGGGGTGGTCATCCTAGCGGCGATGTCTGCCATCGTCCTTTCGGGCCAGCACCGGCAAATTTCGGTGACGATCACGTCGCAGGTGTGCTCAAGCTCGGCGGCGCGTGGGCCGATCTGCTCGCGCACGGCGTCGCACAGTTCCCGCAGCGTCAACGTATCGAGCGCGTCGCCCACCGTCGCCTCCAGCTATTAGGGCTTGGCCGGCGAGACAGTCGCGGGCGACGCGCCCGGCACGCGGCAACGCCCATCGGGGCAACCGGGCTTTTTCTTGCACCGCTCACAGGTGCAGGTGCATCGCTGCTCCACTCGCCCGTCAGGCTTCCAGACGCCGTTAACGCACGTCCTGCCGCAGACGCACTCAGCGGGCGTCGGCGTGGGGGCGGCATCCCCAGCGACCATGCTGGCCCGTGCAGCGGCGACCGCAGCGGCAGCCCTCGGGTGTTCGAGGCTTGCCGACACGGGGTCAGCCGACAGAGCGGCGAGCGTCGCCAGGATCCATTCCCACATGGCTAGAAACTCCTAGCGTGGTCGACGACCGGATGCCCGTCCTCACCGATCTGGTGCTGCACGAGGCGGGATTCCTTCGGCGGCTGCTCTGCGATGAGCGCGATCCAGAGAAGATTCTTCGCCGCCTTGGCGATCCACCGGAGCACGGGGCGGTCGTTCGCGGGCGTCGGGTTGACCGGCGACGAGGGCGACGATGAGAGCCACCATCCGGCAGACGTGCAGACGAGGCAGACAATGGCGAGTTGCTTGTTGGTGAGTTGGATCATGGGGCGAGTTGGTAATCGAGGAATGGGTTGGGCTTGCGAGTGAGCGTGTTGACGGCGGGCATGAGCCAGTTGCCGTGATGGAGGTCGCGCCAGCCGAAACCGGCGACAGAGCCCACGGCGAAACTATCGAGCCCGGCAAGCATCCGGTCGACCGTCTGGCGATCGACCCAGAAACTCCCTTCGGGCATATCGGCGGGCCACTTCGGGCCACTGATCCACGACGGCCCCCATGAGTTTTGGCAGAGCAGACCGTCACGCGGCGAGCCGTTCTTGGCGTAGCGCACAGAGTGGAAGCACATCGCATGAGCCCATTGCCCACGCGCGGCGGCGAACGCATCCGGTCCTCTGGCATTCTCGAAGCCGACCATCGAACAGACGGCCACCGGGAAGCCCGCCTCGATAGCGGCAGCCGCCTCGTCGAAGTTGCGGACGAGGGCGACGTGTTTCGTCGGATGCTTCTTTGCGACCGCGTCGAGCTTGCCCTTGTCGCCTTGGCCGCCGTTGCCCCAGTTGCCCCACTGCTTCGCCCGGTCGGCGGAGTAGTCCGTCAGGTCGACGCCGTCGTAGGGCTGGCGATAGATGACGCCCCAGTCGCGAAACCAGCGGGCAGCCGCGCCGCCGTAGGAGCCATCGCTCCACCCGCCACCGCCCTCGGGCTTATTGCGGGCCTCGACGCGCGAGCCGCCGTAACAACTTTCGGAACTCACGCGGAGCGGAGGATCGGCGAGCCGCCCCGTCTCCCAGTCGACGCATTGAGCGATCCAGACGGCGTGCTCGCCCCAGGCCCACGAAACGCAGTCGCCGATTCCCTGCCGGCCGCAAACCCAAGGCTTGCCGTAGCGGGATGCGTGAGCCTTGTACGCAGAGCGATAGAGGAACGTGTCGACGCCCTTCGCCTTGGCGATCGTGTCGGCCCCGGCGTCACGAAAGAGCGGCTGGTCGAGCTCGGCCAGAAACTCCTTCACGCCCTCGGGGTTTGGCGCGTATCCGAACTGCGACCCTGACGGCGTGTGCCGCTGCGATACGGCGAGGTAGACGGCGATGAATAGCAACGCCGCCGCGCCGACAAACTGCCAGGCTCGAATCTCGTCAACGGGTCGCTTCACCGGCAGCCCTTCCGATCTCGCGATACGCTGCCGCCCACGCCTCACGCTGCGACTTGCTCACCGGTCCACCGCTCTTGCCGACTGCACCGTCGAGAAACGCCTCGATGGATTCCCTGACCTTTGGCTGCCGCTCGCCGATGCTTTCGCCACGGCAACGCAGGATCCTCGCCCGCGTGCGAAGTTCGTCGTATTGCGTGCCGGTCTTGAAGAACGGCTCGCCCTGGGCGGCGTCGTGCTCGATCTCAATGGCGAGCTCGTCGGCAAAGGCTGCGAGGGTCGCGGCGTCGGCCGCAGCGGTCGGGCCGATGAACTTGCCACGCAAGACGAGAGCGCCGCCGGGGGCCGGTGCCGGGGCGGGCCTGCTCTCCAACACCCACGCAAGCAGGCAGCCGAGCACCAGGGCCGAGGCGAGCGTGTAGCGGGCGCGGTCTGTCATGGCTTGTCGCTCCCGGCGACCAGGGCGAGCGTCAGCGTGTCGATCGCCTTCTTCTCCGCTTCCGCCAGGCTCTCCGTCTGGAGGAGCCGCAAGCGGACGTGGGCGAGGTCAGCGATTGCCGACTGATAGGTCGGGGCGAGGTGCGGCGGTGGTGCCGGCTCTGGGCCGAGCGACGGGGCAGCCCGGCGGGCGAGCATCGGGCCGACGAGGAGAGCGGCAGCGCCGCCCAACAGGAGGACGTAGATCATGCGTCGTGGGCTTTCCTCACAAGGGGCAAGAGCGATTCGATGGCACCGCTGGCGACCAATAGCAGCAGTTGGCGGGCGGCCGGTTTCAGGATGATCCAGACGGGCCACGCGAGCGCGGGGATCGCCCGGTCTGCAACGGTGTCGAACAGGAGAGCGATCGCGTTGAGGACGAACTGCTTCCGCTCGGCACCTTCGACGGGGATCGCGTCGGCCGCCTCAATGGCGATTCGCATCAGAGCGACGGCGAGCTCGCCAAACTCCGCGAGCGTGATCCCGCCAGCGGCCTTGACCTTCGCGATGCTGACGAACGCCCGAACCTTCTCGGCGAGCGACACGAGGTCGTAGGCGGCCTGGAGCGGAGCGGACGAGATCATTTCACGAGCCCCATGAGGATTGCCCGGCGGGCGGAATCGAGAGAGCAGCCGAGGCGGAACGCGACCAGTTGCACATGCGATGCCGTCAGCGGCGCGGGCCGCTTGCTCGTCACCTTGCCCCAATACTCCTGCGTCTTTGTGTAGTTGTTGGCGAGCGACACGACCTCACCGGCAGCCGCGATTGGTTCGCGCCCGTCAGGTCCGCCTCGACGCCAATGAGCCGCAGCGATCACGTCAGCCTCCGACCGTTCAGATTGGTCGAAAACCGGACGCGACCGTAGGGGCTATTCCCGGTCGGTTTCGCGGTGGAGCACGAGGGCGATCGCCGCGTAACAGGCGATGTCTTTGAGCGTGTCCTCGACCCCGTCGAACTCGCATTTGCCACGGCGGAAGAACGCTTTGAGCCGGTGCATCTTGTCGCTGATTCGCAGGATGCAGCCGGCCCAAGCGGGCATATTCACCACGTCGGCCGACGATCGGATGTTGCTCAGAGCGTCTTCGTCGATCCCGTAATCAAGGGTCTTGCGAAGGTGGAGCGACTTGAGCTCGTCGAGCACGGCGAGAAACTCCCGAGAGCCGGGTCGGATCGAGTCCTGCGGCGCGAGCAGCCCGTCCCCCGTATGACGTATGTCAACTGGCTCGCGCTCGCCCTTCAGTTCGCGCTCGCCTTGGAGAATCCAGTCCACCGGGATCGACGTGACATCGGCGTCGGCAATCTCGGTCGGCGACTCCTGCTCGGTCGTGTCGAAGCACCGGGCAGCGGCCTCCTGGGCAGGCTTGCAACCGGCCAAAGAAGCGGCCATCGGCGAGTAGCCACGCCTCTTCGGATCGTCCTCGGGCGTCGCATCCATGCGAGCGGCGACGGCTTCGCGGAGGGCTCGGTTCTCGGCTTCCAACTGGTCAAACGCTGCGGTCATGGTGGCCCTTTCCTTGAGGAGTCTGAGAACGTCTGCGGCGAGCGTGCCACTCGTGCCGGTGTATGCACCAGAGAAGCGGCGAGCGCGATACTCTGCCTCTCGGAGATAATCTGCGGAGAGCGTCAAGCCTTCGCCCTCGGTGACGCAACGTGCATTGAGCAGAGCCCGCCGTCTGGCTCGTAGATGAATGTCTCGCACGCTTGGCGAGAGCCGATGAATCCGTTGACGCTGTGCCAATCGTCGGGCGGGCAGAGGGCCGGGGCCGTTCGCACGATCACGCCGTCGAGCGTCTCAATCGGTCGCTGCCATTCCGCAGCCTGAGAATGGAAATGTCCGGTATGCCATTCCCGGTATGGGCATTTGGCCCAGTGCTGCGAGGCTTCAAGGGCCATGATCTGCGGGAGCTTTTTCTTTGCTCTGTGGCCGTGGGCAAAACCGAGGAGGTTCCGCCCGTGGGTGAGGTACTGCCGCCCGGTGAAGTCCTCTTTGACTCGCACCGACTTCGACCCGCGAAAACGCTCCGAGAGGATCCGCTGAAACGTCCAGGTCAACACCTCGTCGTGGTTGCCGTTGACAATCACGACATCGGTAGGGACCGACTGCGACGAACGCTCGACGATGCGGAGCAGCGTGTCGCAGCCGACAGCGATCATCTTCTGGAGCCGCCCGTCCCGCTCTAGCGGCGTGCCGCTGGTCGTGCTGCCGTCTGGCCGGTCGTAGTGGAAGAGGTCGCCGAGAAAGGCGATCGTGCGTCGAGTGGGCTTGTGGGAATCTCCCACCGCTACGAGCTCGTCGCCTGCCTGCCCGACAAGCCGCTCGGCCAGGTCGAGATCATAGTCGTCGCCTCCGGTCGTGCGGCCCCAGGCGTATTTTCCGAAATGACAGTCGGCGACTACGAGCACTTGCCAGAGACCGCTCCGCTTGGGTGCCTTGACAGTCTTGGTCAAGGGCCGGCGAATCTCCTTCTTCGCTGCATCGATCATCGACGCCACGCATTCAAGCGTCGTCGGCCCGCCCTTCGGCTTGAGCCGCACGTGAACGCGGTGAAGCTCCGTCACGACCGGCTCGCCCGTGTCTTTGTCCGCCGTGAGTCCTTCCCACTTGGTCGCTTCACTGGTGGCTATCTCGAAGCGTGACATATCGGCTTCGATATGCCGCAGCAGATCCTCCACCGTGCGAATGCGAGTAGAGACGCTCTTCGCCTCAAGCCCTTCGGCGGTCTCCTTTTTGGAAACCTCCTCGATGGTCAGCCCTTTGTCGCCGTTGACCTTCGCAGCGATGTCAGCGACTACGCTCTTTCGAGCCATGCGAGCACCCCTTGGAATTGGACGTTCGCAATGCCTCTATCTTTGAGCGTCTTGGAAATCGCCTCGGCGGCTGGCTTCTTCCGCTTTCCAAATCTGCCTGAGTTGTAGGCGTCTTTGATCGCTTGCAGCGTGTCGGCGTGTTCCGGCGAAACCCGCTGGTGCCACGCCTGCGGTTGACGGGCCTCGATGTTGCCGAGCACGTCGTCGATGATGTCTGGCTTCCCCTTCGCCATCAGTCCTCCTCGTCGTCACGGTGGCGGAATCCTTCGGCGTCGAGCACGCCCGAAAGCGTCTCCGAAAACTCGACTACCGCATCTTCAGACAAATCAGGCCAGCGGGCGTGAATGAGCTCGTGAATGAGGGTATCCAAGAGGTCAACGCCTCGGAGCCGGGCGTCGACGCGGATGCGACGCAGGGTGTAATTGCAATCGCCGTCGATGCCGCGAAGACGCTGCGACCGCTCAATCTTCCATCGCTGGTCGCCGACGTAGACGGTGCGGCGTTGGCGCTTCCTGCGGGGCATATCGCCAGCGTAGAGCGAGCGTCAACGGGCAGGCAGGGCGTCGGGCGTCACTCCGCGTCCGGCTCCACCAACGTCTCCAGTTCACGCACCCGCCCGAGATACGCCGCGACCATGGCGTGAGCCTCCGCGATTGCTAGCGGCAGTACGGAGTAGCATCGCCAGACGCAGTACGCGCCGATCGTGGAGCAGAGCAGGAGTTCGAGGGTGTGTCTCACGGCGACCGCCAGACGAGGTAGCACAGGCAGAGGGTTTGCATAATCTCGCACGCGAGGCAGATCGTCTCTTCGTCGGCGAGGGCATAGTAGCTCATGGCGTAAGCTCAGACGTTGGCGGCGTAAAGTTGGCGGTGTATCGAGCCACGCCCTTGGTGACGCGAAGATCGTCGACGAATCCATTGAGGGCCAAAGGGTAGCCACTCAGTTGTGTCTGGCCGACGCGAAACGCGCTGCTGAAACTATTTGCCTGCGTATATCCAGCACCTACCGCCGTGGTGGTTCCGCTTGCTTCTGTGCCGTTCAGGAAAAGCCGTCGCGTTCCGCCGCTGACAGTTGCGGCGATGTGATGCCACTGGGATTGCGCAACAGTGACGGTTGCACGATACAACGTGCCGTTGCTGCTTCCGCCCCATGTGTCAAACGCCAGCCCGGTCCCTGTCGTGCTGCTGCTGCCCATGATATTCAACGCATATCCGGTAATTGGAGCGACTGCGTTCCATGTGTTTACGATGTTTGCGGTCCGACTGCCGTCTGTGTCGGCCGTCGAGTTTGCGGAGATATAGACCCACGCCTCGATCGTTAGGTCGCCGCTGCCAAAATCAAAGTCGGCATTGTTTGCGACGCTCAGGGAATCGCCCGTGCCATCAAACACAGCAGACGCCCCGCCAAACTTACTTTGGGTTGTGCTGATGGCGGCGTCTCCAGACCTAGTGACCGTCTTTACCGATGCACTGCCATCTGTAAATGTGGTGCTTCCGTTGGTGCCGTTCATGTTCAGCAACAGGACTACGCTCGAATAGTAGGCGTCTGTTCCGGCACGCGGCCACGTCCCTGCCCGCCGCATGGCTTCCGCCTCGCGCACAGTCCACACGCCGCTCGCCGCAGAGTTGAGTGCCGACGCCGCAGGGTCGCGGTTAAATCCGATGTAACCGGCGCGCGGGCGGCTCATTCTTCGACCTCCGGCAGATCGTCGGCCGTGACCGTCGAGGCGTGCCAGCCCGTCTCCTCGCGAACAGCCTCGTCCTCGAACCATTGAGCCGGGTCGGTGCGCGTGGAGCCATCGGCCAGACGCACGCGGTGCGGGAGCGCGGCGTGGGCCACGCCGTCGCGATCGCGGTAGCAGGGGTCGCCTATGGTCACGACAACTCCTTCCACGACGCGATCACATGAAGATCGTCGGCGGCGGACGCAGTGGCGTAGATCGACTGGGCCTCCATGAGAGAGATTGGATTTTCTTTGCTGATGACGATCAGCGTTGCGTCGGCCGGAACGGTTACGGTGTGAGCCAGCTTGGTCGCCGTGCCAGTGTTCGTGGCGCTCGCAAACAGGTCGATCGTGATGTCTGCCGCGTTGGTGCCGTCCACGTTGGAGACGATGAGCGAGTCGAGTAGATACGCCTTGCCGCTGCTCGCGGCGTTGCTGACTACTTGCGTGGCTGACGTGCTCGTCAAACGAATGAGGGCATTACCGACGAGGACGCTAGCGGCGGATGCAAGATTCGGATTTGCCATTGCGTTTTCCTAAGAGAGAGCGAGCACCAAGCCGAGGGACGCGCCGCCGCTGCCAGCAGCGCCGGTATTTCCGCGAGGCAGAGAGAAATCCAGCACGACATTGCTCGAAGTGCCGCTATTTGTCACGGTGGCAGACGAGCCAGCCGCCCCGGTCGTGACAGTCCCGATAGCGATCGTCGCCGGGCCTTGCGGGCCAGTCGGACCCGTGATTGCGGATAGCGCCACAAGGTCCGTCCAAGTCGATCCGCCGACGTAGCGCCACTGGATATGCGTCGCGGTCGCCTGTAACTCGACGGCCGCGCCGTTTTGACCAGCCGCGCCTGCGGGTATTGTGAAATTCAGGACGGCCGCACTCGAATCGCCACTATTTGTCACGGCGGCAGACGAGCCCGCCGCACCCGTGGTAGTCGTGCCGACCGTGACACTAGCGGCAGCGCCGCCTGCGTCGGCGATAGTCGTCGCGAACGGCTCCGAAGAACCGCCCGCAAAGACACTGAGCCAGACGCCCGAGGACGTTGCGTTGAATGGAACCGTGTAGGTGGTGGTGCCGCCAGACGATGTGGCATTCGTAGCGCCAACGGCGGCCGTGCTTCCGAATTGCGTGGTGATGACGCGGACGTACGTGCCAGTCGATGAGTCGCCTATGAATTGGTACGTTTGACCTCGAATCAAACGCAACGTCGAAACGCTGCTGTAGGACGAGTCAGCGGTTGTTTTGATTTCAAAACTGCCGTCCGCCGCGCTGGAATTGCGAACGGTGTAGACAACCGCAGCGGTGTTGCCCGTGTCCCCCTTGGGCAGCACAAGATTCAGCGTCTGCGACGGGGCCGAGCCGGTGATGGTTGCTGACGCCGACGCACCGCCCGTCACGGTTCCGATTGAGAGCGTGTTTGCCGGACCGGCTGCGCCAGTGCTGCCAGTTGCGCCCGTGCTCCCCGTGTCGCCCTTTGGCAAAACCAGCGACAGAGTTTGATTCGGGGCCGCACCCGTGATCGTCGCGGAGGCCGACTCGCCGCTCGTTACAGTTCCAATCGAAAGGCTATTCGCCGGACCCGTTGCGCCTTGTGGCCCCGTGATCGAGGTGAGCGTCACAAGGTCGGTCCATGTCGATCCGCCGACGAGTCGCCATTGCAGATGCGTCGCCGAAGCCTGAAGCTCGATGTTTGCGCCAGTGGCTCCGGTGGCACCCGCGCTGCCCTGCGGTCCCGTGATCGCCGTGAGTGCAACGAGGTTGTTCCAGGTCGTTCCGCCGACATAGCGCCACTGGAGATGCGTCGCCGACGATTGAAACTCAACGTCAGCCCCGTCAGTGCCTTTGTCGCCTTTTGGCAGCACGAGGTTCAACGTCTGGCTGGGGGCAGATCCTGTGATCGTGGCGGACGCCGTTGCGCCGCCAGTCACCGTGCCGATGGCGAGGCTATTCGCCGGTCCCGCTGCGCCGGTCGCTCCGGTGGCACCCGTGCTGCCTTGGGGGCCAGCGATCTCTGAGAGCGCGACGAGGTTCGTCCAGGTGCTGCCACCGACAAGCCGCCATTGAACGTGAGTCGAGGTCGTCTGGAGCTCGATGTTGCTGCCGTTCGTGCCGTTCGTGCCGTTCGTGCCGTTCGTGCCAGCCGCGCCAGTGCTCCCCTGTGGTCCCGTGATCGCCGACAGGGCAATGAGGTTCGTCCAAGTCGAGCCGCCCACCAGCCGCCACTGCACATGCGTGGCAGTGGTCTGGAGTTCGACGTTCGCGCCAGCGGCTCCCGTCGCACCCGTGCTCCCGGTATCGCCACGCGGCAGCACCAGCGAGAGCGTCTGATTGGGTGCCGTCCCGGTCAGCGTCGCGGAGGCGTTGGATCCCGCCGCTCCGGTTGTGACCGTTCCGATCGCGAGCGTCGTCGCCGGGCCAACGTCGCCCTTCGGCCCGCGATCGCCGACGCTCGTCACGCTGACATTCGCCGTTCCGCCATTCGTGATCGTTGGCGCTGGCGTGCCGGTAGAGCCCGGCACCGTGACAGTCGTGCTTGTGCCACCCGAGATCGTAACCGTGACTTCGTTGCCCGCCATCTGCTGCTACCTCACGGGTTCGATGCAGTGACGTTGCCGCTCAACACCGTGCGAGTCACACCGCCTGGCGAGACCCAGCGGAGGAACCAGCGGCTCGACCCGGTGGGCGAGATCGCAAGCGTCTGCGTCTCGGTCATGCTGATCTGAACGGTGCTCGAAGTGACGTTGTTCACAGTCGCCATCGTGACTGTAACGGCAGGGACAGCGACAGGCGTGTCTGTCGCAGCCGCCCCGAATCCGCTGTAGACCGCAGCCGTGACGGTGAAGCCAGTGAGGTTCGTGGCGGCAAAGACGGCCGAGAAAGTCACCTCATCCCCGCGCACGATGCGGAGGTCGAGATCACCTGGAATCTGCGAGAAAACAGCCATCGGCAGCCCTTCGGGGTGTGCCGCTATCCTACGGGCGGGGGCGAATCAGCCGGAGGGGGTGGCGTGCCGATCCCGACCATCCGCCCGAGCTCATTGAGCCGCTCCTGTCGCTTGTCGCAGCCGAGTCCTTCACGCCGATCGCATTGGCGGCGGCCTGCGCTCGATCCTTCGTGATGCCGACGCTGGCAAACGCCAAAACGACAACGACACCTAGCCCTTTTGGAGCTTCCAATAGGAAATCGCCGGCCCGCCAGTGGCTTTTATGAGCACTTCGCCACCGGCCGCCAGCGTCTCCTCCTGCTCATTAGACAGCACCAGCGTATCGCTTACGTCGGCGAGGAATTGATGGTTGACGGTCGTGCTGCCAACTTCCTCGCCCTCATTAAAACTTGCCCATTCCGTTATCGTTGGCGGATTATCCGCCGCAACTTCTGCCAGCGAAAGATTGTCGCATTTGTTGCCACTAGAAGAAAAAGTCCCTGTGTTGCTGTAATACTTTCCAGCCAGCCTTACGTCTCTGTAATCAACTTTGGCATTGATTGTCATGCGAAACGAAATTGCCAGACACAACTCGCCAAGCGTTGTCGTCTTGAGCGCAGGGAATGTTTTGTGATTGCGGTACGCAGATATAACGGCCTGCGCGCCCTTTTGTGTCAGCGCCCCTGTCAATGACCGAACAATGCCGCTTGAAAATCCTCGCACCCTCGAATACACGCCCTGCGGTCCAAGGGTAATCGAATACAACGGCTCCGACCATCCGGCGCAAAAACCATCCGGCTTCCGGGACCGCGATTCCCGCAGCGGCAACTCTGCCTCACGCGATTGATCGATGCACGCCCACACGTTTTGGCACAATTCCATTCCGTCCAGCGTTTCCCCAAACGTGTACGGCTCGCTGCTCTTTGCCATCAAAAGCATGGCAACGCCGTTGCCTTGTTCATTAAAAATAGAATCCGTGTCTTGGTTCACACAGAAATCAATGTCTCCGCTGTAGGAGATGTTTTGGTTCGTCAGGACAAGTTTTTCGTTTGATAGATTCGCCGGCTGGCCGTTTTCGCCTATCGCGACAAGCGAAAGTTTGATGGCTCCGATGTCGCCGTCGCACCTAATCGCGGATGCGTGTTTTTGCGCGACCCTTGGCGACGCGCACGCCGAGACATTTGCGGGCGGGCAAGGGTCGATTGTGGTTGTGAGCCCGAAATAAGAGCAGTCGACAGGCGGGCTCGTCAGGGCCGGAACCGAAGGCGTGTAGCCTTCATGGTTCACAAGCGGCGAGTATTCGCCGATGGCTAACCCGTGGTCGAGAAAAAATCCGCCTGTTATCCCAATGGAAGATTTGTTTTTCTCGGTGTCCAGCGAATCGGACGAGTGTACGCTCACGATGCGGCCGATCTGATATGGCCCCGCGATTGAACTTGTGTCGATCGCTCGCGGATAGCCGTTCATGTCGGCCATAAGCCAGCCGACGCGGGAGACAAGGCGGCACGGCTCGGGGGCATACGGGTAGCCCAGTGAGTCAATCGGCGGGTCGTTTGCGCCGAGCTCGACGTACCCAAGCGGGCCAGTAGAAACGCCAATCGCACGGCCGTAGGAAAAACGCACGTCGCCACCGTTGGAATTCGGGTGAACGTAGACGGTTTTCGTTTTCCCGACCGTCGGAAATTCAGCGCGGCTCGCAAACCTCATTACGGGAATGTCATCGTTTGTGAAAACAACGCCGCCTGGGTTGTATGTCAGCAACCAAAACGACCGCGAGGTCTGCTGACCTGTCGGGATCGTCACGCGAAATAACTGCCCACTGTCGTCCAGCGGCGCGACCGCGCATCCCTGCACTGGCTGCCCGTCCTTTGTCAGCGTTAGCTGTGACGCCGCGACCTGGCTGACGTTCACCTTGCGATCAAACGTCAGTAGCAGCGACGCAACCGGCTCCGACGCCAGCCGTGGCCTGAAATACTCGCGCGTCTGCAAGCCGGGGTCTTCGAGTTTTGGCGTTGCGCCGAGGTGGTCGTCTGCTGGCTTTTGGTGAGCGGTCCACTGCACAGTCGGAGCCGATGCAGGGTGATTCCCGCCAATATCACTATGATCGGTCCTGCGAAACAGGCGCAGCGTGTAGGTGCCGCTGGCTTCGTAAACCGTCGCTCCGGTCGTTGATGAAAACGCCAGCGGCCCCATTGGCCTAGTGATTGGGCTTGATGGGTCTTCGTCAACGGTAGCTTGCCATTCCGAAAGGTTAGTGAGCGGCTCGGTGGAAAGCATCCGTCCGACAGGGAAAACTGCCGGCGTGCCCTGCCAATAAACGTCGTCCGGTGGCGTAAAGCCGATCACCGGCGGGACGCTATCGACAACGGAACTTGAGAAGTCTTTGAGCATCCGAGGCCCGTTTCGCCTTGTATTCGGATACGGCTGCGTCCACGCCGGAATGGAGCGGTCGTCTGCTTCTGTCACCGTCAGGTAAACGCCGTCCTGCGCGCGGGCCTGGCTCATCTGCTGGCTTGTCGGGTTGTTTGCCGAAAACACCTGCTCGCCGTTTCGGTAGATCGTGACCGTGCGGTGAACTGGCGCGACAATGCCGGGCAACATACTGCCGCGATCGGCTGACGCAGTAAAAAACCCTTGCGTTGGCAGGCTTTCTCCGTTCGGCTGCGCAAGGCACTCAATCGCAGTACGCAGCGGAAGCGGGTTTACGGACGGCCTCGCCGTCAAGACCAGCCGCTCGTCTGAGCCGAGAGAGAGCGACAGCTTTAAGTCATAGCCGACCAGTATGGGCGGGGAAGTCCCTTGCCACGCAGGCTGCGGCTCACTCACCGTCCATCCGTAGCCGCCGTCAAATAGCTCATAAAGAGACAGCGTTTCAGAAAAAAGAACTAATGACCCAATGCCTTCAAGTGACCTGCTTTTAAATGCGGAGAGCGGCGTTCCTTGGTGCGCTGGAAAGGACGCGCCAGCAACTTCAGGAAGGTCAAAAAAAGCACTTACCAGAAATGGCTCCGCGACTCCACTGTATCCACTAAACGGGCCTTTGTAATCGAACTGCTGCGAAACGGCGGCTTGGATATTGACTTGATATAGGGATCTGTAAAAAGGAGTTCCGTACCAATACCTGCTTTCACGCCAGCCATACACGAATCTCCCCGGCTCTAGAGACCCTTGCCACGATGTAAACGATTTGAAGGTTTGGCCTGCTTGATAGCCGATCACCCACACGTCGGCGGCATTTTGCGGAATCGCTCGCTCAACCAACTCTGCCGTAAAAGTTGCTTCTGTATTGTCGTAGAGCGACACGCTCGCCGTTGCCTGCAACTCGGAATTTTGCGGTGGATTGCCGGACTGATAAACGTAAGCCGCGCCCCTGCGCAGCAGAGGAACATAGCCCCCAACGATACTGACTTGAGACGCGCCAAGGTCTAGCTTGGACTTTCCGCCAACTAGCCTGCCGCCAATAAACTGCCACCCTCCATCGACGACCGTTACCTCAGTCGGTGACGATGTTGGGTAGTCGACGAACTTGCCTGTCGTGTTCAAGTTCGGGACAAAGCCAGCGTCGAGAATACGAAGCTGAGAGCACCCGCAGCAGTTGCAATGTGGTTCGTGCGCCATGCTAGACCATTGCGGCGGCGAACTTGTCGTTGCCCTGGCCTTCGGTCCAGAGCAGGCGAATCGGGCCACACTCGGCTGAGATAAGTTGCGTCACGTCGCCGTTTCGCCCGCGTGCGTAGCCATGAGTCGTGCTGAGAACTTTTACCTTGCAGGCAAAACGGCCGCCCATCGCCATTCGGCCAATGCCGCCAGCGGGAATCGGCTCCATCGCAACCGCCACGGGCTGCGATCCGCCAGCGGGGGTGCCGCCGGTCAACACCATCTGCGTTGCGAATTGCTTGGCGCGCGAATCGGCCTCGCCGTTGCCGGTCAGGCTGCCATTAGCAGGAGAAATCTCTGTGCCAGAAATCGCCAGCACACCGAGCCACGGCACGGCAAGTCCGCTCGTGTTCTTGACGAGAACGATATTCGACGCCGCCTCTGCCCCGGTCGGCCCGCCACCCGTCATCCCAGTGCCAGCACCGAGCACGCGATCCGCTGCATCCTGTGCGCGGTTCCACGCTTTCGCAGAGATCGCCCCGGCGAGCTTCTGCCCAGCCTCGATGCGTCCGTCGTTGCGGGCCATTAGGAAGTCCCGATGCCGAGGCCCGAGAAGTCGCCCTCACGGTAGACCGTGTTGACGTAAACGTATTTCGGTTTCTTTACTAAGTCGCTGCCGCTCACCGAACTCTCATAGCGGACCCAGAGGTATTCGTGACCCTTCTTCTCGACGCCAGTGATTGAGCCGATCGTCTGGCCGGTGATGTTCTTGGAGGCCACGAACTTGAACGACAGCGTCCACGGGCCGTCGCCCTTCTGCTCGTCCCACTCCTGCGAGCCGCTCGCGCCTAGGAAGAGCACCTCGCCAGCGTCAAACGTCCTGAATGCCGAGCCGTTGGTCGTGCCGGTCAGGGCCGCCACGCTCTTGATATAGGCACTGGTGACGTAGGTGCTCTTAACGTCATAGGTTTCAGTCCACGCCAGGGCGGGAACGACGATGTCGACGCCCTGCACGCCGTTGTCATCGACGCCGATTGCGGAGTCCATGCTCGGGGCGGTTGAAGGAAAACGCCGCTCCGTTCCGCTTCGCGTGGTCGTGCTTCCGTTCGACGTGATCTTTCCGCCGTCCGCCTGCGTGATGTGGGACGTGCCGCCGCTTGTGTCAAACGACCGCGAACGTCGCAGCGGGTCCGGCTCCTGAGCGTCAGCACCAACCTTCTCGTATTGGATCTCGACGCGCCAAGCATCATCGCCGAGGTAGTCGACGCTGTACGACTCGGCCCGCAGTTGTACGTCGGCACCTGGGTACTGCCAATATTGAAGCAGCCCGCTGATCCGCTGATTGCATTCCGAGTGCAGCGCCACGTCGTCTATGTGGCCGAAGACCTTATACGACCGCGTCATCGTGGACGTGGCCTTCTTGCCGAGACGGTAGATCGTCGCAGAGCGGCTGGCGTTATCTTCGACCCACGTTGCCATTAGGCGGCGACCTCCGCTGCGTTGTTCTGCGAGGTGTTCTGCTCAATCTGCTTGAGCGTGTCGAGTTGCTTCTGGGCAAGCGAAGAGCCGATGCCCATGCCACCCAGCGCGACCGACGAGAACGTCCCGGCGACCTCGCCCTGGCTGGGTCCGCCCACACCGGCAGCACCCGCCCCCTGCTCTGCCTGCTTCGCCTTGTCCGCAGAAGATGCAGAGGCGGCAGAGACGTTGACCCGCGAGAAGGCTGCGTAGTAGGAGTCAAGCAGCTTTGCCTCCAACTCAGAGCCGACGTTGCCTCTCTCCAAGAGGGCGCCGATGCTCGCGCCGATGTTCGTGATTTCTTCGAGTGACGTAGCCGAGTCGAGAGCCTTCATGAGTTCAGCGGCGGTGGCTGCGTCGCGGCTCCGCTCCGTCACGCCGCTGGTGGCGTCGGCAAGATTAGCCTCGGCCCCCTGCGTTGCGGCGCGTCGCTCGTCGGCACGCTGTTGATTTGCAGCATCGCGGGCATCGGCGGTGGCTTGCGTGTTTTCGTCGACAGACTTTTTGCGGTCAGCCAGGTCTTTCCTGTCCTGCTCGTTTTGCCGCTCTGCCTCTGCCGTGCGACCAGCGATTCCCGGCCGATCCAGTTCACGCTGCCGCCGACGAGCCGCCATCTCGCTGTCGACCTTCTCGTTTTCCTTCTTAAGATTAAAGCCCTTCCTGAAAAACGACTGAATGTAATTCCAGGACTTTATGATCCCGGCTTCGAGGTTGTCCCACTGCGAGAGCACCCCGTTGACGATGTTGTCGAAAACGCCTTGCAGATACGCACCGAACGTGCGGAAGGCGTTGCCCACCGTCACCCAGGTCGTGTCCCACGCCTTGTAGATTTCGGCCCCGAGGATTGTGAACGTGTTTTGGAACATCGAAACCCACGGGTCGACGTAACCCATAAGTCCTTCGACGCCCCGCAGCCAGCCAGCCATCAAGCCAGCCCAGAGAACGTCCATCGCGCCAGAGAGGTCGCCAGCACTGATCGCAGCGTAGATGCCGTTGAATGTGGTCGTGGCGGTTGTGGCGAGATCGGAGAGAACGATCATCCCGTCAGCCGCTGCCTGGTTGAGCCCGCCGCCAATCGCGTCTGCGATGCCAGAGAACCCGCCCGCCGCGTATATCGCAGCGGCACCGGCAGCCCCGAGAAGACCAAGCAGGATGAGCAGCGGAGCGTTGGCCGTCACCCAAGCCGCACCGCTTGCGACCGCTGCGGCCACGGATTTCGTTGAGAACGCCAACACGCCAGCAATCGCCTTATAGAACGACATGCCCACGAATGACGCAAGGCTTGCCACTGCGTTTAATGGAGCGGCGACAACGCCAACCGCCTTGAGGATTCCGCCGAATCCAAAGCTCGCCGCCTGGAGCGACAGGCCCAGCCCAGTGAGAGCGCCGCCGATGGCAATCGCCGACACGCCGAACTTGGCGATTGTCGCGACCGCCTCTTTGTTCTTGGTGGCGAAATCGGTCAGACCGTTGATGAGTCCGGTGATCGGCGTTGCAAGAGACATCAAGGCCGGGCCGACAGCGTCCGAGACGGCGATTGCGAATCGCTGAAGTGCCGCCAAGATGTTTCCAGCGGCCCCAGCCAGGCCGCTCATCATCACCTTAAACTTTTCCCCGACAGGCATCGCAGCATTCATCGCGCCTGTCATGTCGTTGAAGCCATCAACACCTGCGCCGGTCAGGATCGCCGCTGCACGAATGGCGTCTTGCCCGAAGATGTTCTTGAAGATGTCGTCTTGTGCCTCTCGGCCAAGATCTCTCATCGCGCCATTCAGCGTGCGGATGATTTCTACAAGCGGTTTCATCGAGCCGTCAGCATTGCGGAAGCTCGACACAGAAAGGCCGATAGAGGCGAGCGCGCCGACCGCCTCATCTGCCGGGGCCATGAGCCGCAGTAGCATCGTCTTGAGCGATGTTCCGGCGTCGCTCCCCTTCACGCCAGCGTTGGCAAGGATCGCCAGTGCTGCCGACGTGTCGCCAATCGACTGATTCGCCAGAGCGGCGACCGCCGACACCTGCGAGAACGCCTGCGACATTCCCTCAATGGACGTGCTAGAGGCGTCGGCAGCGGAAGAGATCGCATTAGCCGCAACGCCAGCACTGACGCCAAAGACATTCATGGCATCCGCCATCACCACTCCGGCTGCCGCCACGTCCATCTGGCCGACAGTCGCAAACTCAATCGCCGCCTGCCCTGCCCCGCCAAGCACCTGCTCGACGCTCATGCCCGCCTTGAGCAGTTCGAGAAAAGAGTTGGCGATCTGCGTCGGCCCGACGCCCATCGCCTGCGACATCTGCATGGATGCCGCCTTGAGACGATCAAGCTCCTGGGCCGTCGCCCCGGTCGACGCTTGAATATTCAACAGCGTCGACTGATACGCCGTCCCCTGCCGCACCGCAGCGGCAAACGGTGCGAGCGTCGCCACGCCGATGCCGCCGATCTTTGCCCCAGCCCCGGCAAGCGAGCGGCCCATATTGCCGATCGCCTTGTTGATGCGATTCAACGCAGCGAAGAACTTGCGCGGGTCTGCGCCGATCTCGACGAACGCACTGCCCGCTCTGACTGATCCTGCGCTCATGCGTATTTGGCCCAGTCTTTGCCGAAGAGCCGCTCAAGATCCTCGGGAGTTGCCTCTCGCGCCTTGGGCTTCGTCTTCTTGGCGAACGGGTTGAACTTTCGGGGGTCTGCCTTCGGGCTGTGCTTGTCTCTGTGAATGTTGGCTTGTTGGGCGATGAGGTTGGCCGTGTGCCACCATTGATGCTCTAGGCGGCTGTCTCTAGCTGCGATGAGTTGTCGGAGGGTCCACTTGCCGGGGTGGACTCCAAGGATTCCTGCGGCTTCCCAGATGGTGTCCCAGACTGTGCGATCAGCGTCTCCGCGCTCGCGGCTTCCAGACCCGCCTCCGCTTTCGTCATCATCTCGCCTGCCACTTCGTCCATCTTGGCGGCGAGAAGACCGATCATCCGGCGGAGGCGCGGCGGGAAAAAATCGACGAGCTCCGATTCAAGCGCTTTCACGCCCGCGTCGAGAGCATCGCCCCGCAGCCCTTCGAGGAATGACTCCTTGTCGAGTCCCTTCTCCGCGACCTGCTTCACGAGGATCGCGTAGAGCGTCTCGCCGATCTTCGCGTACTGGGTGCGAAGCACCTGGAACGTCTGCGAGATCGAGGCGGCGTCGACCAGGTCAAACGGAACCGTCCGCCTGGTGCCGTCCTCGTCGGTCACGTCGACCGACACCATGTCCTTAACGCGGAGCGCCGACGCCACGGTCAGCGCTAATCGCCACGGCCTTCCTTCATCGTCTTTGAACTCACGCATTGGCTACCTCAGTCCTGTGCGGGTCATCTTGCACTCAACAGAGAACGTAGCGACCCCGTCAACGGAAAAGGTTTCCGAGATGCCTGTCACGACCGCCGGGAACGACCAATTGCCAGAGCCGCCCGACACGGTGATCGACGTGCCGTTTTCGAGCAGATCGAAGTTGATGTCGCTGGCGTCGTTCAACTCAACCGAAACAGTCGCGTCGTAGCCGGTGTTGTAAACCTCGACCAGACGCGACCCGAACGCCTCAACGTCGATCGTGCGGGCCGTCTCCGTAATGGTGACGCTCCGCGCGCTGGCGATGTTGCCGCCCAACGAAATCGAGCAGTCCTTCCCCAGCGTGATCGCCACGGGTCAGGTTCCGCCCCTGACCGTGATCGTAAAGGTCACGGCACCGTCGACGCTGATGTTCTCGGTCACGCTGGTCACGGTTGCCCCGTTGTCGGCGTTGGCGTCCAGCAGGTCCGTCATCGCAACGCCGGGATCGTGGCACTCGATCTCCCAGGTCACAGATTTCAAGCCGGCTTGCGAGACCCGGTAGCCGCCCGAAGTGTTGGAGCGGTTGGAGACATCGACCGCTTCCGACTCGACGGTCTTGGTAACGCTGATAATGTTGCCGCCGTAAGGCGCGGTAAGCGATCCGCTGCGGCCGAGAGTGACTGCCATGTGTATGGGCTCCTAGTGATCAGGTGGCTGGGGCGCGTGTGCCGGAAACGGTGAAGGTGACGATGCCGTCGATGGGCTCTGCCTGGGCGACGCTCGTCACGATGTACGAGGCGTTTCCGGTCTCGGTGCCGCCGATGGTGATCGTGTCGCCGGCCACACAGCCGGGGGTGTCGATGCACTCGATCTCAATGGTCTGCTCTGCCAGACCCTTGGAAAACCGACGATGCGTCAGCCCGCCGAGCGTGGTGGTGTCGATTTCGCTGGCAGACGACGAGACGGTGCAACTGCGCGCCCCGGTGATGCCGGTAAGCGTCACGTCTTTGCCGAGGACGATGGTGAACGAGCCGGACATTGCTGCCCTCCTATGTGTGCGTAGTCGCCTGCGTGCGGCGATACGCTCAAACTAGGAGCGGCAGAGCGGCGACCGTAGGGGGTGTTAGCCTCGGTCACGGTCCTGATATCTGGCCCCGCCACTGCTGGGCGAGCTTCGGCAGCTTGGCAGCCAAGCCCTTTTTCATGAACCGGCCAGCCGGAACCCTACCGGCACTTGTAGCAAGGTCAACCGTCTTGCGACGCCTAGTGTGGGCTGGGTCGATCCAGACGCCGACATATGCCCCACGGCCAAGGTCACGCTTAAACCGACCTCGTTTGTCTCGGCCCCCTCGCCTTCCTCCCGTCACCAGCGAGTCTGGCGGCTGGAATTTTTCAAGGACGCGATTCGGCCGCTTTGGGTTTGTCGGGTATCGACCAACAAGCCGTAAAACGCGAGTGGCGGATCCGCCAAACTCCTGCAATTTATTGAGCCACGTTGCGGAGTCTGTCGGGCCAATCACCACTGACTCGCGGCGGTTGTCCACGGCGTAGCGAATGAGCGTCCGCAGGAAGCCCGTCTGTGTTGCACCTCTCCCGCGAGGATTCTTCCAGCTTGTGATCTTGCCTGGTATCGGCGGGCGAAAGTCCATCGCCAGCACCGGGATTCCGTCCTTCCTGCCGACAAGCGACCAATTTGGTTTGGTCTTCACGTTGCGGTGCGAAAACTGCTTCTTCGACGATTGGCGGACTATGGTGCCGGCCCGGTCGAGAGCCTTGAGGTTTCCGCTCTTCACCTTCTTTTTGACGTGGGCGAAATTCATCTTCGCCTTAAAGCGAAAGGCGGGCGGGACCAGGTTGCCCCTGCCGCTGAGTGCATGCCCGACGCTAGCGAGGCTCGCCATTTCAATCCGTAGAGAGCGTGCGGTAGGTCGCCACGATCACCGCTCGCCAGACGTTCCGCTCCGTGAGGGCGTCGTCTGGGTTGATCTCAATCGACACGTTTTGCGGCGTGGTCGATGTGCTGGCGAGATCGGTCGAGCGGATATAGACCATGAGCTCGTCAGCCAGGTCGTGCATATCGTCGATCTCGTCGTCGGTCGAAACGTGGCGGCCGACGTAGATCGTGATCGAATCGTCCGACTGCCAATTCGTCCTGCCGATGCGGGTCACTTCGGATCCGCCCGGCACGACGTAGACGACCGGGTTTTGCATCTGCTCGGGCTCGACCTGAACCCAGTTCTTTCGCTCGACGGTTGTCGAGGTGATCGACCAAGTCTCGGCTGCGAGGCTGACCGCCAGGGCGTCTGCTATTTCGCGAAGTTTGCTCGCCATTGGCCTGCTCGGGAACCGTTGGGGGATTCCCTAGCAGAATGGCACGGCGGGCGGTCGCGAGTGAGGGGGTGGCAGCCGTATGTCGCCGCTATAGCGCACTTCAGCCCGGCGGCTCGGGGAGCGGCATCCAGTGGGTGACTTGAAAGTTGCTGCGGCCTGGGGCCGAGAAGTACGCGGTTCCTGCTTCGGTGCTGAAGTTCAGCCATGCGAGCAAAAGGTCGCGGTACTCCGACACAAGCACCGTGTCACCAGCCTTCGGCAGCTCCTCGCTCACCGGAATCCATCGCGAACTAGCGGCAATGATTTCTGCCTTACACTCCATCAGCAGCTCTTCTGGAAACGGCACGTCCTCCCACCCTGCTGTCTCGCAGTCGGAAAGTTCTTTGTCGATCCGGGCAATGATGTCGCTTTCCATGTCTCCACTTTCGCTCAGTAGCGCATTCCCTGCGACTTTTCCCATCGTCGCAGCCATGCGTGAAAGTTCTTCCACACTCCAGCGGGCGGGTTCTGGTTCCTCAGCGTTCTGCCGTCCTTCGCAACAAACAGCGGGCCGAACTGCATGGAGTAATCCCAACGCCACGTTCGCCCATTGTGACAGGTCGAACCGGATGCGGCGTGCCATGAGTCAATGAAGCAGCGTCCCATGTCTTTACCTGATTTCAGTAGCGTCACCGAATGTGCGTCAGCCCCATCATCGCCGCCAACTCGCCAGGATCGGTCGGCGTGGATCGCGGCTCCGCCAGGGCGACGATGCACCGCTCCATGCGGGCGATGTCCTCGCGGGCCTTCTCCTGCCACGCCTCAAGCTCTTTGATGCGGTTTTGCAGGAGCTCGGTTCGATACTGTGCGTGAGCGTCCATCTGTCCCTCCTTGCGGCGTGTTGTGCAACTATCCGGCAATTCCGGTGGGTTCGCTCATACCAGCAAACTCGTCAATTCGTAAGGAATCAACGCCCGTACTTCTTCCAGAATTCTCTCCAACTCTGGCGTCGGCTCGCCGCGATTGAGGACGGCCCGACAGCGGTTGTCGATCAGCTCCAGCGCGATCAGCGCCTCGCGGCCCGCGAGGGCATAGCGATGCTCGCGGGCGTCGTCGGGGTCAGCGAGGTCGAACTTCAGGAGAGCGTGTGCCATGTATAGCGAGGTTACTACGGTTTATCCCGGTTTATCAGTTTCCGATAACTTTGGCCCAGATTGTATCCGAACTCATACGGAAAGCGTATCGTTTTCGATATGTTTCGGGCATCCTATTTTGGGAATATTGCCCCTCACGCAATTATCGCGAAATACAAAACCCAGGTACTTGTGTCGAACTACCGAGCCTTCGCTCTTCTGGTGCTATAGCGCACTAACAGCGAAACGGCTTCACCTTCTCCTGCCATGTGACAATCAGATGGCGCGTGGCGTCGTCGGCGTACTCCATCGTCGTGATGTCGAACTTGCCATCAGTCTCCACGCCAAGCGCGGCCGGATGCCGCTTGTCGTAAATGCCGTCAGGAAGGCTCACGCTTTCTCGTTGGGGCAGGCCCTTGTGGCGGTATTCGACCTTGTAGCCTTCGTCAGCCTCCTCAACCGCGACCGGATAAAAGTCACCCAGCCGCTCCACAAGCAGGGCCGTCAACCTTCCGCCAGTTGGCTGGTGGGCATCATAGGCGCAGGTAAAGGCCAGTTGCGCCCGGTCGAAGTCATGCTCGGAAATCTTCCCGGCACAGAGGTCAAGAGCCGCCTGCATGATGTATTCGCGGCACTGGTCGGCTTGCTCAACCGATCCTCGTCCGACGCAAACGTACCCCATGAGATCACCTTCCTTTCGGGGCGTGATTCTACCCGGCTGGCAAGCGGGCGCAATGCCTTTTCCGACCGTCTCTAAGGTGGATAGCGCACTACATCGCCGCCAGTAGCGGAAGGTCGATAGCCGCGCCCCATTGCTCGGCCATAGCTCTGGCAATCCCTTCGTATGTCTTGCTTCTGATCTTCCAGCGGTCGGGCGACGGGGCCAGCTTGTTCTGCCCGCTCGCGGTCTGGTTCTCCCACCTATCCCGATGCTCAAGGACGCTGGTGGGCCGCAGGGGTGGCAATCCCTTCAGCCAGAGACAGGTGGCCTTCGACTCTGGGTGGCCGAACTGCCAAGGCTGAATGGTCTGGTCGGGCTTCCGCCAGAGCGATGACATGATGCAGACCGGGTTTTCAATGGCGATATGCGGAATGTCGGCCTTCGCCAGCCGCATGAAAAACGACACGCTCGCCTGCTGCCTGCCGTCCATCCGCTTCGCCTGGAAGTGCCTAGCACCGCTCACCGACAGGTCGGTGCATGGCGGATGGGCAATCATCAAATCCCAAGGGTAGTCCAGAACGTCACGAACGTCGCCTTGGTAGTGCGGGCCTGGCGTCTCGGTGGGCAGGAGATCGCACGACATAGCCTCATGCCCAAGAGCCAAGAAGGCGTCTCGGACGCTGCCGCTGTATTCGCAGGCGATGAGTACCCGTGCCATTTCCCGAGCCTACGCGCATAGCCAAATCTGGCAACAGCATTTCCGAGAGCGAATTGCGCTCTCTTGTGGGCCTAGCGCAGTTCGTCATCCTGCGGCAACGGCACCGCATCGGTCGGCGGCAGTTTCTCCAACCACTCGCTATAGCCATGCCAGTAGTACCCTTCGCCGCAGTCGGTGAGGAGGTCGGCCCCGACGAGCATCGTGCCGCCGGTGCCAGCCACCGGCTGAATCTGCCGGTCGGCGTGGGCCGCGTTGAGGATCGCCAGTTCGTCCAGATGTGCGGAGGCGTCAAGCCACATTAGACGTTCCTCCCCAGAGCGGCCTGCAAGGCTTGCGTGGCGGTATTGAACGCCGTCACCTGCGCCCCCGTCATGCCAAGCCCGATGGAGTACGACCGGAGCCGCTGCCCGAAGTGAACCACCGGGGCGCCGTTTTGGTTGCGGGCGAACACAAAGAAGGGCTGTGCGGGGTTGGCAAAATTGGCGTTTGTCGTGACCGCCGTTCCAGCAACTCCGTTTGCGTAGCCAATGTGATTGGTGGCGCTGGTTCGCGAGCCGACCACAAAGACTGGCGATGTGTACGAGGGAGTCTGTCCGTTGGCATTGGAGTTGATGAACGTGTTCGCGACGGTCGCCGCCAACTGGATTTCCGATTCGTGCGTGATGACAAGCGGCGGATTCGTGAAGGTGTAGACGCCGAGTGCAATCTGCGCGCTGAACGTACCGGCAGCGTAGACCGACAGGTGGCCGCTCTGCGACAGGTCTGGGATTACGCTCGCGTTGAGGCCAGTGTTCAAATACCTGCTGGTTCCGTTGCCAAGCAGCCCGCCCGTCGATCCTGTTTCAACGTAACTGGCTAAGGTAAAGTTGACGTTCGTATCCGTCGCACTCCCGAACTGCGCCCCGCCAAGCGACGGGCCGCGATAGAGCGGGACGAGGCAGGCCGAGAGGTTGCCGCCGCAGAACAGGTTGAGCCGGTAGAATCGGTCGCGCAGCCCCGCAGAGTCGATGGCATCGCAGAAGTTGTTGACCGCAGCGGCGGTCGTTTCGCTAACGGTGCCGCCGCTGGACAAGACGCGGCTGATCCACGACCGGCACTCGGGGTGAAGCGTGGATGCAGCGGATGGCGCGAGCGGCACGCCAGCGAGCCGCTGCACCTCGGAGGCCGTGATGGCACGGTTGTAGACCACCAACTCGTCTATCGTTCCCGGCCAAACGATGGTGCACGGCATGCCAGACGAGAAACTGGATAACGTCTTGCCTGCGGCGTATGTCACTGGCGTCCTCGCTACGCCATTGACGTACATGGTGTACGTTCGCGTGACGGGGTCGGCCACAAACGCGAGGTGCGTCCACTGGCCGTTTGGAGTGACGGAGGTCAAGCCTCCGGGGATGTTGATGCCCGTTTGGTACGAGACAAACGTGTTGTCGGTGAAGTAGCATCGCGAGCTTACTGACGCAAATCCGTTGGCTGGCTGGCCCCCGCTAAATCGCGGAATATCCGCTCCTGCGCTGGCGATGGTATTAAACGCGATGACAGCCGCCGTGCTGCCTGTTCCCTGCGTTCCATATGTCAGGTCGGTGAAAACCCAGAACGCAATGCTCCATCCCGCTACGTTGGCATCAAACTGCGGAGTTGCGTTGTAGGAGCCGCGAAAGAGTCTCGCGGGTGTCGGGTTCCACTGGGTGCCAGATGCAGACAACAGCCTGCCGCTCCCGTTGCGACCGGGGTTCGACACGGCACCAGACGATGTTAGGTGAAATCCACTGCCGCCAACGTCCAACGCCTGCGCGTTGGTGAGCGTGGCGTCTTCACTCATCGGCCAATACGCGACAAGCCCCGGCAGGTCGCGGGGGTCGAAGCCGGTGGGCCGGAAGTAAGCGATCTTCGCGGAGAGCATTAGAAGTTCTGCGCCGCTGTGCCGTACCAGTTCGTCCCGTCTGACACGAACACCAAGATGTCCCGCTTGTTACTCGTCGCCGTGATCGTCGGCGCGGTGCCGCCAGCCCACAACACGCCGGTAAACGTCGCCGTGAACGTCCCGCCCTGCGTGAGTATCAACGTGATCGAAGCCCCAGCGGTCGCGGTGGGCATCGTGAACGTGCAGTTGCCGTTGAGCGTCACGGTCTGGACGCTGCCGGTGGTCAGGGCCAGCGTCGTTGATGTGCCGCTGTTGCCCACGGTCTGCGTCTGCTCAAGGACGATGGGGAGGCGGGCGAGGGCCAGACTTCCGCTACCGATCTGCGAGGCTGGGAGGCTGGGGATGCGAGCAACGTCCAGCGTTCCCGTTAGGTCAGCCGCCGATCCGCTGGTGGCGACGGCGGCGAGGCCGCTTACCTGACTTGCACTATGCGTATGACCTACGGCACTGGCCCCGATGTCGGCGGGCGTGAGAGCGTCCGAGCCGCCCGTCGAGTGCGAAGCCTTGTGGGCCGCCAGAGCAAGCGAGCCGCTCGAAGTCGTCAGCCCCGCGCCGATGGAAAGGGCGACGGTCTTCGTGCCAGCGTCATAGGTGACGGGAGCGGTCGCGGCAGCCACGCCGCTATCGCCCGTGTCGCCCTTTGGCCCAGTGGCTCCCGTCGCTCCAGCGGCCCCGGTCGCGCCGGTGGCACCAGTTGCCCCCGCTGGTCCTTGCAGGCCGGTGTCGCCCGTATCGCCCTTTGCACCTTGGGGGCCAGTAGTTCCCGTCGCGCCCGCCGGGCCTTGGGGTCCGGTGTCGCCTTGATCGCCCTTCGGGCCTTGTGGTCCCGTGGCACCTTGCGGACCTTGCGGCCCAACGTCGCCAGTGTCTCCCTTCGGCCCTTGCGCGCCGGTAGCCCCGGTCGCACCAGTGGCACCTGCCGCGCCGGTCGGGCCTGCGGCTCCTTGCGTTCCCTGTGGGCCGGTCGGTCCTGCCGGGCCTTGGTCGCCCGTGTCGCCCTTTGGCCCTTGTGGTCCCGTTGGCCCCGCTGGGCCTGCCGCGCCCGTCGCGCCAGCTTGTCCTGCTGGGCCTTGATTGCCGGTATCGCCTTTCGGTCCCGGCGGACCAGCGGCACCAGTTGCGCCAGTTGCACCTGCGGGACCAGTCGCCCCCTGCGTACCTTGAGGACCGGATGGGCCTTGTGGGCCAGCCGGGCCGGTCGCACCAGCAGCCCCCGCCGGGCCAGCCGGCCCCTGCGGGCCGGCGACGCCGTTGGCAGCGAAGTACGCCCCGATCTGCTGGACGCTCGTCCTCTTCGTGGCGTTGGCGCTCGACACGATGAGCAGGTCGGTCCCCGCGACGGTCGTGACGGCGGGCAATTCGCTGACGCGCTTCTGGAGTGCCATGTGATCCCTTAGTCGACTGCCAGCGGAATAACGATTTCGTCGCCCTGCTCCGTCACGATAAACGTGATGTCGCGGTCGATCTGCTTCGTGTGAATGCGGAGGATCGTCTGGAACGCATCTGCGTAGTGGAAGATCGGCACGCCACGGGGGGCGGTCACTTCATACAACGTCGCCACGCCGTCAAGCGTCTCGAAGATCACGTCGCCACGCCTCGGCTCGCCGTAGGGGAGCTCGTCTGTCTTGACCAAGTAGTCGCGGCTCTCCCAGGCTTCAATCACGCCGTTTTGTCCTTGAGCCTCAAACGTCGAGCGGCTGATCGAGGCGGTCATCTGGGCCGTGTTGTTCCCACGCTTGTATGCACAGAGCGTCCCAGCCGACTGCTTGAGTTGGGCTGCGAGCCACGCGGAACCGGAGCGGAGAAGGTCGGCCATTTGTTTCCTTCAAGAAAAGCCACCGCCGCAACGCCCCGGCGGCGCGCTGGAGGTGATAGCGCACCTGCCGGGGGTTGCGGTGTGGACTCGAATGCTCAACCGATGTTGATGAGCACCTGGACGCTCGCGTCGCCAGACACAGCCGCCTTCGCAGCCTTGCCTGCACGCTTGTTGTTGGTCGCGGTCGTCGTGATGTTGCCGGCCGTGGCGTCCCAGTAAACGAGAGCACCCTGACCGATCGCACCCGTCGCCTTCGGCATCGACCAGGAGCCGCCCACATCAACCTTGCCGAGCGCGTTGGCCGCGATGGCATGAGGAGCCACGCACACCAGGTCGTTGAGTACGACCACGGCACCAGCCGCAACAGCGGAGGACGGCGTGTGGTCGATGAGCCGGCCCTCTTGAACGTAATCAGCCATTTGGATCACCTGCTTTCTTGGAAATGGGTTGGGTTGAATCATGCCGCCGGGCGGGAGTCAGCCCCCGCCCGGCGGTCACGGTTTGTCAGACTAGGTCGCGTCGCCCTTCACGGAGGCGAGGTACTCGGCCTTGGCGACGCCAAAGTCGAAGTAGCCACGCATCTGCACGCCGAGCGTGTTGAAGTCGGCTTCCGCCGTCTCCACCACCGGGCTCTGCACGCCGTTGAGGAACGCCACTTCCATCGCCGGCAGGTCAGCCGGGTTGGCGACGAGGTAGTAGTCCTCGGCGCTCGACAGGTATGAGGTCGAGACGACCTGGTAGCGACCGGCGAGCACGTTCACGTTGGGACCAGCGGACGACCCGCCGACGAGCAGGGCAGAGCCCATGATCTCGGCAGCCGCGATCTCAAGGTCCGCTGGCACGAGCAGGATGCGGGGATCAACCGCAACCGGGTTGCCGTCAGGATCCTTGAGCTTGCGGAACTTCGTCGCCAGCTTCTTCAGGTTGGCGAGCGAGAGCGCGCCAGCCGTCGACTCCAGGTTGCCCCGGCCCGACGTGTACCACGATCCGTGGTTCGCCTGGAACTCAGTCCAGAAAGCGTCGTTCAGGGCAAGAGCGCCGCCACGACCGATCCGCTGCGGGACAGCGGTCAGAGCGCCGAGATCATCGTTGATGAGGTCGGTGCGGGTCACGCTCGTCATGATGCCGTAGGTGTCGGCCGAGATCGTGCGGCTCTCGTCGCTCGCAGCGGCGTTCTTGAGCTCGCCGCCGTTGGCGACCTTCTCGAACTTCATGCCGCCGTTGAGCCGGTACGAGGTCATCGTCTTGAAGTCGTTGACCGAACGCACCGAAGAGACCGAACGCCACGAGCTCTCGACGCCGTTGAAACCGGCGAGGAGGAACTTGTTGACGGTCGACGACAGGATGCCGGCGATCGAGTGGGTCGCCCACGCGGCCTGCATGATGGGACGCAGCGTCGAGGCGGTCAGGCGGCGCGGGCCGTCGTAACCGTTGGCCTCGGCCGCAGCGACCAGCACTTCGCCGAGGCTCGTCGACCGCTGCACCTTGGCAGCCGCTTCGAGGGTCTTGGCGTCGTAGTGCTTTTCGATCTGCGGGAGGCCGCCCTGGAGGGCGAAGGACGCTTCGATCACGGCCGCCTGGTTCTCAGGAGCCTTGGAGACGTGAACGGCCGGAGCCGCCGGACGCTCGTCGCGGGTAGCGGTGAGCTTTTCCATGTTGGAAACCTTCTGGGTAAGGGCTTCGATCTGTGCCTTGAGCTCGTCGCTCGAACCGGCTTCGACCTTGGGGGCTTCCACGGCGACGCTCGCCGGGGCTTCCACCGCAGCAGCCACGACGGGCTCCTCGATGGGCGTTTCGCTGGCGTTGTCCGCCATGGTTTGCTCCTGGGCCTCTTCGGCCGCGATAGAGACAGCCGTGCTCCTGTCGGCCCCGAGCGTCACGAATGACGTTTCGCGGAGGGTCGACGCACGGACGATGCGGACAGGCCCAACGTGGGACTGCCCGTTTGCGGTGGTGGCCTGGTCTTCGCCAAACTTCAGATGCCGACCGACATCGGCACCGACGCTGGCCTGCCACTGGTAGCCCTTCTCGGCGAGGGCGAGCACTTGGCGAGCGTTTTCGCTATCGGCGAGGATCTCGCCTTCGACGATGAGCTCGTTCCCCTGCACGCTCGGCACGCCTTGCCCGAGGATCGACCCGAGGGCGTAGTCGTGGCCGATGACAATCGGGATCGTGCTCGGCAGCGACATCCCGGCAAGGTCGATCACGACCGGCTCGCGGCTCCACCCCTGCCGAATCGGCGCGCCGGTGTAGGCCACGATGCGGAACTTCTTCGGCCCCGGCGCGGACTCGCCGTCAGCCGCCTGGAGAAAC